GCCATGCACCCAAAGAACTACATACCCTCAGAATGGAAAGTCAATCAGGACAATATCGCTGCGCTGCACGCTCGCATCAACAAATTGGAGGCCGAGGTGGCCGCATTGAAGTTTGCCGCGATGACTCAGCAGGAACTCGACCAACTCGCTGAGAACCTGGCCGATAACGATGCATTCTGCGAAACCCTGCGCTGCAACAAATAAATTTCACCCCCTGCGCTGCAGTCACGACAAGATCGAGTACAATACCGACATGGCAAACACCACCACCACCGTCAATCACTCAGACCTACCCTGCACCTGCACGAGCATGGATCAATACGTAGACGGGCTATGCCCCGGATGCACCGAAGCCGCAGACCGCGATGCGGACTTGAAGGAACACTTGGACGCACAGGCGGATCGTGAGTCATGCGAGGGTGCCTGTGATGCAGGTCCCGCCTGCCACGATGAGGATGAACCCCGCGAAGGGGATGATGACCGCTACTACAGCGGTACAGGCGAACGGATGGACGACGAGTCATACGAACGCTACCTGAACCGCGGATAACCCTCGAGGGAGGGAAGGGAACCAACAGCCCCCCGAAAGGGGGGCTGTTGCCTGTGTTTGCCAGGTGGGGCCAGGTTTGCCAGGTTACGCGAATATAAATTTATTCGTGCTGCTATGCTGCAGTCACGACAAATTCGTGTATAATTCTCGTATGAGCTGCACCAACGCCAATAACGATCAAACTCCTCGCACCTGCACACTGGGTTCCGCTGCATGCGCCTGCCCTGCCTGTTGGGATAGGGAGGTTGAAGCTATGGAACGCGAGAAGATGCGGTATGACATGCACGATGTGTGGGGGGACGATAGCGACATCGACCCGCCATTCGACTACTCCACGCCCGAGGATGACTCGGACCGCAATGGCGGGGGCGATTACCGTAAGGGGTACGAACCACCCGAGGTGCAATGAGTGACTCAACACAGCCCCGCAAGGGGCTGTGTTGTTTATTAAATAAATTTAAATTATTATTTGTGAGAATTTCAGAGTGTCCAAACAGTGAATTTGGGCACTTTATTATTACCGGACATGGGTTCGGCTAGATAGGACACAAATTTTCTCAAATATCTTCAAAACACCTCATATGCCTTAAAATTTTTGCAGGGGGTAAACACTCAAATACCTCAAAGTACACCATATGCCTCAAAATTTTTTTGGGCACAGATACCTACCAAAAGGTCACCCTAAATACTTCTAAGGAGATACTATGCTAGAAAAAATTAAAAAGTTTGTTAAGAATGTGCCACTTATCGGTTGGGTTGTCGTTGGAGTAGTTCTTGCTGCTCTTGTTATCTTTAAGGTCTCGGAAGCCAAGGGACATCCTGGTTATCCTCAAGAGACTTCGGTAGTTGCTCCTGCCAAGTAACTGAAAGGGCTCTATATAGCCCTACGATTGGTTATAAGGGGTTCTGATTCATTATCTGAGTCAGAACCCCTTATGTATTGTGAAAGCCTTTAAAAGACTTTATAAAAAAAATCTGAACCCTTTAGGATTCAGATCTTTATTCAAAAATTTTAAATTATCTTAACCCTTAAAGTCGGGATGGTAAGTACGGAATTCACGAGCATCGTGCTTGTTGTTCCAATCTACAGGCATTACATCTCTAATTTCATGATCTGGATTGGCACTATCAACTTCAAATGTTTTTGGAGCCTCTCCCGGATCTTCATTGTCCCATGCCCATTGTGCTGCACTATTGAATGTATAATGCTTACCATCTTCACCTTGTGCAATAAATCTTGCACCTTCACCAGTTTGATTATATGCACTTCCACTGACACGATCTATAATTGAAAGTTTCATTCCCTTTGGTTTGGATTCTTCAACTACTCTTCTCATCTCGCTCTTGTAGACCTTAAGCGGTCTTCCAGTTCTATAAATGTTATTTTTGTCTGCATCATCATCTGCAAGTTCATGTGCATGAGTAATTTCAGTTTCTTTGGATACTCCGACAATAGCTCTACCAGGTTCAACATCGACTTGTCTTCCACGTTTCTTACCTTTTCCTTTTGCAAGACGGCCTTGAAGCGTAGGATGATATTCTCCTTCATCTCTTTCTGCATCATCAATAATTACATCTTCAGTTTCTTTTGCTTTTTCAAGTAATTGGTGTAGATGATTAACTTTTGTTTGAAGTTGTTCCGATAAATTTTTGTAATGTTGTGTTAGGTAATTCATAGTTGCATTGTCCTGTAAATTTGGAAGATTGTGAAAGTCGTTCGGGAAAAATGAGTATGCCATAAAATTATTTATAAAACCAAACAAACCCGAAAAAAACGAATAAATAGATGTATGAGAAATAATAAACCTCTTAGTTTAGAAGATACTATTCGTGCTGTCCATAATCAGCACAAAAATCGTCCAAGTCCACTCTTAATGATTCAAGAAGACAGTAATATTCATATGAGTCCTACTCAGGTTCCAGATAACATGAGACAGGCTCCAAATATTCGAGATCAACTCTTGAATAATTTTATACCAACAAATTCTAGATTTAGTTAATATACTCTAAGAGACTCTAAGAGACTCTATAGTACTAGTACTTTAAAGTTACTTAAGATATTCTTTTATATATTCTTTTATAGTTTACTTTATAGTTCTCTAGAGAACTTAGTCCCTCTAACAACTTAAAGTTTCTGTAAGTATATCAACTGAACTTTAAGAGTCAAATAAATAATAATATGATTCTTGAAAAAAGCAAATTGCTTAAAACTTTCTATACTCTGACCATGGAAGACAATGGTCCAAAGACTTTATCTGAGTTAATCTGTAAAATTGCTGTCAAGAAGAAGGAACCCTTTGCTCAAATTTTTGTACTGATTCCTCCTCCTTATATGCAGGCAGTTATGGAATACATACAAACTACAAAATTAAAAGTAAAAAATGTGGTTAGCGATAATCAAAATTACATACTGGAGTTCTAATGGCAGAAGATAAAGAATTAAGTTTTAATGAGCAGATTCTTAATCAACTTTTAAGTTCTAGTATTAGTTCTAGTAAATTACAGACTTTATATCGGGGTTCAGATCTACAAAAAGAAACATATGCGTCACTAGAAAATGATGATCTTGCTTATAAGCAATTTATTACACGTACATATGGTTCATATGAAAATTATCTTACACAAAACAAAATTAATCAAAATGTCAATGTTTATGATCCAATGACAGATTATATCATGGATGTTACTGTTATTACCAAAGATACTTCATACAAAACAGATCACATTTCTACACAAGAAGTTATAATGGAAAATTTAACAGGTGTTTGTACTGTGTATTTTAATAAAAAATCAAATGGTGCATCTAGACGTTTAACATGTACATTGGAACAAAATAGTATTCCTACATCTCAATCAAATACAAGACAAAATTTCTTTTCTCCACAAAAAGGTGATCGTGTAGTTGTATGGGATTTGAATGCTCAAGGTTGGAAATCCTTTTATATGTCTTCGGTTATTAAATTTATTCGTGATGACACAACTGGATTACAATAAATAATAATATCATGTCCACCGAAGAGCAAAAACGAGTTGACCATCTGTATGCAATACTCTTTCGTGAGTCAAAGATTATCATTTCTAGTTACGAAAAATATTTAAAAGAAAAACTTACGTCTAAAGAGTTAGCACAAAAGATGTTAAGTCTTCGAGATGCAGTACTTCGTATAGAAGACTCAAATAAATAATTGACATATATTGTGTTGGTGATATACTAACGCAGATGACTATCAATTACGAACCAAAACTCGATTATTCTGATGTTCTGATTGTTCCACAACTTTCTGATGTAAAATCTCGAAACGATGTAAGTTTAGAAGTTTCAACAACTTTTAAATGTGGTCGAGTTTGGAAAGGTACGCCCGTCATGGCTGCTAACATGTCTACCATTGGTACACATGAGATGGCACTGGCTCTTTCTAAGTATGGCATGGTAACTTGTCTTAAAAAAGGTTTTGATTATTATGATTCCTTTGTAAAGCAATATGCCGATAAAGAACATAATGTTGCACTTAGTTTAGGATTAGATGCACAAAGTAAATTGTGGCTCGATACACCATCCACAAATGACCCAACGTTTATTTGCTTAGATGTAGCAAATGGTTATATGAAAGAGTTTCATTCTTTTGTTAGAAAGGTAAGAGAGAAATGTCCAACGTCGATAATTGTAGCAGGGAATGTAGTGACACCAGACGGAGTGTCGGCATTAGCGGAATCGGGTGCAGACCTCGTGAAGGTGGGAATCGGAGCCGGGTCAATGTGCTTGACACGGAGAATAGCGGGAGTGGGATACCCCCAGTTGTCCGCAGTCGTAGAGTGTGCGGAAACCGCAGCAGCATTAGATATTGGGATCGTTGCTGATGGTGGAGTAGTTCACTCCGGAGATATTGCAAAAGCATTCGTTGCCGGTGCAGCATTTGTTATGGTTGGTGGAATGTTTGCGGGGCACGATGAGTGTGGTGGTGAAATTCGTCATAAAGAGCATGGACAGCTCACAATGTTGCATTATGGAATGAGCAGCAAAACTGCAAATGACAAATACAATGGTGGTCTATCCACATATCGTGCGTCAGAGGGACGCACAGTGGAGGTTCCTTACCGTGGACCTGTATACAATACGATACAAGAAATTCTTGGTGGTTTGCGCTCGGCTTGTTCTTATGTTGGTGCTTTTGATTTGCCTTCTCTATACTCCAATGGTACATTGGTAAAGGTTAATCGTACAATCAATAACATTTTTGAAGAGAATGAAATATGAATATTTTTGTTTTAGATAAAGATCCGTATGTTGCTGCTCAAATGCTTTGTGATTCTCATGTCTGTAAAATGATTCTTGAAGGATGTCAGATGCTTTCAACAGTTCATTCTTTAGATATAGTGCAAGGCAACAAACCAGAATTATATAAACCATGTTTTCACAATCATCCATGTACTATTTGGGCAAGAGCATCTAAGTCCAATTATTATTGGTTAGCCAATCATACATATGAATTAACTAATGAATATACTAGCCGTTATGGTAAAATCCATAAGTCTACTAGTATGTCACATTGGTTTACTAAAAATGCACCAAGTAATCTTCCTAATACTATTTGTACTGACTTTGCACAAGCAATGCCAGAACAATATAAGAACGCTGATGGTGTAGCCGCATATCGAGCGTATTATCTTGGAGAGAAAGCCAGGTTTGCTAAGTGGAAACTTGGTAATGCACCTGAGTGGTTTACTTCGCAGGTTTCTTCTGACGAGTTGGTTCAGACACCATAGCATCTGATAATGCTTTCATTCTTGCAGCAATACCAGTTTTTTCTTTTACAGACTTCCTGTAATCAGATGCATTTAAAAATTCTTTACCTGCTTCAGCAAAGTTGCCAGAATTCAAATGTTTCAATGCCGTTGGTGATTTACCTAACATTCCTCTAAATTGTTCTGATGCAAGTTGAGACTGCAATTCAGGAGAATATGTTTCAAACTTTGGAACAAGTTTTTTTACTTGCGGAAGTCTTTTAGTAACATCTCGTGCTAACAATCTATCAGCCTGTTCAGGTGTCATTCTTCCACCTTTACGCAAAACACTAGATCCAAAATTTGGATCTTTTTTGTGTTCTTCTGGAAAAACTTCTTTAAAAATTTCTTCTGATTGTTGTGTAACTAGATGTCCGTGACCAATGGTATCTAAATTTTTACTATCTTTATATACACCTAGAATTTTTTCTTCATTTCCTGCAGACTCATATTCTTTAATAACCTTGCATATTCCATTAATATCGCATTGTACATTTTGATTTTCTTCTGCCAAATATTGTTTAAATGTTTTCATATTATTGTTGCTTGCTATTAGTAATAAGAGTGATATAATTATATTATACAAAGGAACCCACTATGAGTAATGTAAAAATATTTAGACTTAATTCTGGCGAAGAGATTTTATCACGGTTTACTGAAAATGAAACATCGTGGACTTTAAAGGATCCTGCAATTCTTGTACCTATGCAACAAGGTCAAATTGGTCTTATGCCTTGGATGATGTATAGCAAGGCTGCAAAGGGTGTAACAATTCCTAATGCATTTATTGCCTTTACGGTTGAGCCACTTGATGAACTCAAGGCTCAGTATGATAGTAGTCTCAATAAGGGAATTATTACTTCTGCTAAGGGAGTGGATCCACTCTCCCAGCTAAAGTTATCTGTGTAAATTATGAATATAGATCATGTGATTGAAAATTTTGTTCCTATTGCCAAGCCACTTTCGATGGCAATGGAGAGACAAAAGAAGCATATCTCATTAGTAATCTATAAGCGGAAAATTATCGCGGTGGGTCAGAATGTATTTAAGACCCACCCCGATACTTTTCGTTTGGGATACCGTGGTTCTGATATGCACTCAGAACTCGATGCCTACCGAAAAATTCCAAAATCGTTAAGAGGAGAAAAATTAACTCTTCTTAATTTTCGTTTTAATAGATTTGGTAACTATAGAAATTCTAAGCCCTGTCCAGTGTGTGCCAAGTGGTGCAACGAAGCTTTTCATAAAATATACTACACCGATGATGAGGGTGTACATATTCTATAAATATTAAGTTCGTAAGGGTGATTATCTATGCCAAAAAAAGCGTGCTGTTGTAATAAATGTAGTTGGTGCGATAGAGATCATTGGTATCGAAATACATATGATCCACAAGATCCTTTTGCAAATGAAGGCATATTAGAACAACCAACTCAACCAAATTGGGCATCTACCGGTACTATTACTACAGAGTTACCAAGTGTTGGTCACCCAATGACTGGTTTAAATTTAATTAATTGTGACGATTGTCCTCCATGGGGACAAGACTCACAGAGTTGTTGTGAAATAGGTAGACAACCAGATGTTGCTCGAATAAAAATAATAGATCCAGAAGATCCCCTTGCAGGTCTTACAAGTTCTTTTAGAACTCCTTCCAATTTATTAGATATACCATCATATGGATGGGGTGATGCTGCATTCTATGGTGATATTTCTCCATGTTGGTTCAATGGAATCAATATGACAAATGTTGATCTTTTTTCTGGAACTCCAGGTTGTTCTGGTACATCTGGTCCAGGACCAGCAGGACCTACTGGATGTTGTGGTCCATCTGGATTGAGTGGTTCTTGTGGTTGTTGTGGTTCTGTTGGGTGTTGTGGCACATCTGGATATACTGGTTTGGATGCATGTTGTCAACCAACATATTATAATGATAATCACTTTTTTAATTTTACATTTGAATTAAAAATAGAAAAATATAATAGTCAAGGAAATACATATTCAACAGTTATTGATATTAAACGTACTGGTCCTGCTAGAAATGTAAGACCACATCCAGATGCTTGTCATTCATTTAATGTAAATGAAAATTATCCTTGGAGAGAATTATCAAATTGTGAAGTATTTTTTGATACATTTAATGATGATGGAATTCCAGCTATATGCGCACGTGATTTTGCTCGTATGCCTCGTGGACCCTGGCCATATAGATTTAAAAAAAATATGGATATAGATCAAAATTCTGCAGCATGTTGGTCTGGTAATGCAGTTTTTGAGGGATCTAAATTTACCAAACAACAAGTTGAAGAAGCTCTTGCAGACCCAGAGTCATATTCTGACACTCCCTGGATAAGACAATGCCCCTTAGTGCAAACTAAATGTTCTGGTACATTTGGTCAAGATGTTGATGCTTGTTGCAGTGGTACTTTTTTAGATCCTGATCAAATATGTACTCAATTAGATCCAGACAATGGAACTCCATTTGGATGGGAAGACGTTCCAGAAGGTTGTAAAGCATATTCCAATTCAAATCCTAATTTTGTAGGAAGTCTGCCCTTCGATGGAAGTACAGCTAATATGCATTTCTTTGGTTGGATGAATCCTTTCAATAGATACACCACACCTGAATGGGATTTATATGAAGGTCCAGCCGGATTAACTGGTACAACTATTTGTGGTTGTGATGGAACAGGTTATACATGTGCACCATCTGGATTTTGTGGAGCATGTGGAGCATGTGGCCCACAAGGATATACATTAGGTTTATCAAGTAAAAAAGTAAGTTTAAATGTAATTGTTCCAACTCAATATGATTTTGGAGTAGAGGAAGGTGGAAAAAATCCTTTTTGTAGCCCAGATGCAGGCGCACAGGGTTTAGGGTTTGGTGAATGGTGTTTTGGTATGGATTATGAAGCACCTGATGAAATTGGTGCATTAGAACTTGCTGGATATCAATGGTCTAACGGAAGAGAAGCAGATGGTATATGGATTCATCAAACACCAACTAGTGCATTAAGAGTATTATTTACTTTAGATCATAGTGATATTGCTCCTGGAAAAGTGTGGAGAGTTTTTAGAGATTGGGACGTGACAGTATGTAATAGAGTAAAGATTTTTAATGCAGGTACTCCACAAGAAACTAAATTTAGAATTAGTTTAAAACAAAAAGTAGAAGAAGTTCAGTTTTCTAGTCTTGGTTGTGATTGTCCATCCGGAATTACAATTAATGAAGATGGTAAAACTGTAAGTATTGAAGATGCTTGTGATGATCATGTTATATTTGGTGAGTTTGAAGAATCACCATTTGCTTCTTGTTGGGAATCTAATATAGATGGACCAAATTCTGATAATGTTGGAGGACGTGTATCTTTTTCTGAACGTGGTCCAATTATTATTCGAGCAATACTTGAAACTGATGAAACCGGATGTTCTAATTGTTCTGGACCAAATGATCAAGCATTTACAAATTGTGCAGAAAAATTTGGCTCACGCACTCACCCCCTTACTAATATAAATCCAAAGGGTGGACAATTGATGATTGTCAATGGGTCGGGTGTTGCATGTCCAACCGACTGTCCTATTGAATTTCCCAAATACGGTACTTGGCCCAGTGAACCGATACAAACATGTATAACGCAATGTTGGACTTTATTGGGTGCAGGATGTTCTCCTAATTTATATATTCCTGCTGGTGATATTAAAATGATTGATCCACCAGACAGTGTATATGCAATATTTAAAGAACACGGAGCACGATTTGATGATGCGATTGCTGATATTCCACGTGCTGCTGGACATAAAGGTTATGTTGGTATATTGAGATATAGAAGTTCTTATATGCCTATATCTCAATCATCATCTGCCATAGAAAATGAATTAAACTTTAAGTATGAAGATGGAAGTGAGGTATTTGGTACACATGTTCATCAATATGAAGAATATAGATGTATTTCTGGAAATATATGTGGTAATGAATTTTCTAAACCCAGAGATATTTTTCAAAATGCAAGAATATATGTAGATAAATGGCCATCGATAGCTAAAGTAGGTAATTGTATCATACATTGTCCATGTGGTGCATCCAATACTACTGAAGAACCAGACCCAGAAATACCAGAACCAGGACAACCATGTAGGGATGGATCTTTTCCTCCATGTAGTGATGTATTTAATGGTGGTTTTTGTGCAGGAGAAGGTGGATTTGCAATATGTCCTTGTAATAAAGATAATCCCAATGCAGCAAATATTGGACCATTTTTGTTTCCAAGTTATGGGTGTAATACAAATCTATCAAGAATAAATGGATATGGTGCTGCAGATTTTAATTATACTTGTTTTCCAGAAATTCCACAGGGAGTATATGAACCTACTTGTTTAGATAATAACACTATACCACATAGATTTGGATTGGACTCTGAAAGATTTTATTTTACGGCATTTGGACAAGTGGATGCGTATACTGGTCTCGGCAATTTAGGATGTGCTGCAAGATGTTCATGTCCTGCCCCAGATCCACCAACTGGATGTTTTAATGAAGATGGATCATGTCAATTTTGTGGAGGTGCGGGAAGTGGTATTGGATTTGGTTTTCCTAGAAATATGATGATTAATTGGAAAAAATATTTATGCCACCAACGTTCAGTAGATGGTTATAAAATTCCACCCGATATTATGGGAAAATTTGAATGGGGATGTGGTGCCAAAGATGGAATCACAGGAAGCACAACTGCTAACGGATGCGATGTAGCATGGTCAGTAGGCGATTGTGTGCAAGCAAATGTACCAATTAATTCACTATCTACTACAATAGATAGACTGAAAGCTGTCAGTGATCTAGATCCAAATTATCATATTAGATTTGAAAAATATAATATAATGTTTGATGATGTATTTGATCAAATAAACAGAGATGAAGAATTGTGCCCATGGGATACGACATATGAACCAAATACAGCAAGAAGTGGGTTGACATATGGTAGAAATCATATTATAATAAAAGCACAAGGTCCATACTAACTTATGCAAAATATTTCTTTAAAACAAATTGTTTATTGTGAAACAAATAAATCTAAAGCATTTCATAGAATTAATTGTACCCAGTGGGTTGTAGAAAATGATGGAAAGTGTGCACCATACTGTACTTTAAAATCCAAGCATGTATTAGCAAGTGATTGTTCTAAATGTGATGTACGAACTCCATTGGTTGAAACTGTACAACAAAATATTAAATCTAATGTAATAAAAGATATGCAAAGTTTAATACCACAAACAAATCTTTATACGGCTGTACCTGTACAGAATAATGTTGATCAAAGTTTTTTATCTAAGGCTGCACAATATTCAAAAATTGAAGGATCACAATTATTAACTGGTAAAGTATCTGAAGAGGTTTTTGAAAAAAGAAAAGCTTTGTGTATGTCTTGTCCAAGACGAAATAACTTTAAACCAGATTCAGAATCTATTGGTTGGTGTTCTAGCTGTGGTTGTAGTGCAAAGAATCCAAGAGCAGCCCTTTCACATAAATTATGGATGCCAGACCTTGAATGTCCTTTAAAGAAATTCCCTAAAGAGGTTGGTGAAGGATTTAATGCTGCTGATGCATTAGATTCAGTGAAAGGAATTATTCAATCCGTTGGTGATCTTTTTAAGAAAAAAGAATCTGATGAAGAAATCAATACAGAGCAGAAAGAATAAATAGTATACTATGTCATGTATTAAAACAATCTTAAATTTTCAAAATGAATTACGCCTTCATCACTGGGGAACTAAGTCATATTCCGCACACATAGCACTAGGAGCTGCCTACACAGGCATTGATGCTCTATTAGACTCTTTTGCCGAGACTTATATGGGAACGCTTGGTAAGGATGAATTAAGAGATATTAATGAGTTGACTTTAAACGGACCATATAAAACAACTGCTATGCAGGTATTGAGTTCATTTGAAGATTATTTGACTGAAGAAGTACCAAAAGAACTTGGTGGAGATCAAACTGCCTTGTTAAATATAAGGGATGAGATGCTTGGTTTGGTACAACAAACCAAATACTTACTAACCTTGTCATAGGAGTTAATATGAAAATTTCAGAACTAGTTTACGAAGTCCGAAAACTAGCACGCAAAGAAGAAGATCCTATCAACAAGGATCTTTTTTATCAATGTGCTAAATCATTAGAAATTCTTGGTAATCTTGCAAAGATATCTGATCTTGCAGTTGCAGAACATAATGCAGCAGAAGAACCATCAATCGATTACGATGGTGAGCTCAAATGGAATGTAGATGATGTAACTCTATCCATGATGGATGAGCATATTGATGATCTAATTCAACATGGATTTATGGATCCAATTGATCGTTGGCCCTACGGTGAACAACCATTTACCAAGTTTGTTGCCAAATATGCTCAAAGTCATTTCATCAAAGATTCTAAAACAGAATAGACCTTTGTTGGAATAGACACATGACTCAGAACAGCCATGTTAGACGGCATGATGCGTAGAACGCATTTGCTATAATATGGATCTTGTTTAAAAGAATAGAATTTTCGTGATTTTTCCATCATGAAATGACTATAGATGTATACGTGAGCCCGTTTGGAATACATTTTTGTATCAATTTTTAATTTAAATTCATTAATTAATCGAACGGCTCGTTTTTCACAGTCTCTTTCCATAGAGCGAACAATAAAAAATGCTCTTTTAACATCTTTAGCAGCATAATTTTTACCTTTTAGCCATCCATCTACAATATTTGAGGCTTTATATGACTTTTCATATACTTTACTGTTATTAATGTATTGTAAAAAATGACAATATTCATGAACGAGAACATGTAAAAATTGATTACAGTGTCTGGCAATACGAATAGCCTTTCCAGACTCATCAAAGCACCCAGAACAGCGAAACCCATCTACATTGACACATTTACCGCGTCCAATAATAAGTTTCATACCATATTGGGCAAGATGCTGACGTACAAATTTTATAAACTGATGACTCATCTGTTCCATAAAGTCCTCCTCAGTCAGTATTATTTATAATAATCACTTGACAGGTCAAATATAGAGTGTATAGTATAGCAACTTCTTATAAGAAAGGAAAGTTCTATGGATATTACTACTGTTGACCGTCCGACTAAGATTCAGAGAGTGTTTGATTATATGCGAAATGGTACTCCGCTGAATGCATGTGAAGCCCGTAAGCGTTTTAAGGTTGCAAATATGCGCGCAACTATGAGCAACCTTCGTGAGGCTTTTGATCGTATGGATCTCAAGTATACTGTAGTTCGTGAGACCGTTAAGGGTCGTGCACACTACCGAGTTGTTCGCTCACGTAGTCGGTAAAATTTGTAA